TGGCTCAAAATAGTTAATATACTACTACTATACGAAAATGCAGATTTTCGTGAAAACACTTACCGGAAAAACAATCACACTGGATGTAGAGGCTGGAGATACAATTGATAACGTAAAAGCGAAGATTCAAGATAAGGAGGGGATTCCTCCTGATCAACAACGTCTGATTTTTGCAGGAAAACAGCTTGAAGATGGACGTACTCTAAGTGATTATAATATTCAAAAGGAATCAACACTACATCTTGTACTAAGACTTCGTGGCGGTAAGGGTGGGGGAGGAGGTGGCGGTGGTAAGGGTGGAGGAGGCGGTGGTGGTGGTAAAGGTGGCGGCCGTGGACAAGGTAATGGTGGTGGGTGGCCGAGTACTACAGGAAATCCTTCAGGTGGAGGACGTTCTAATAATTAAAATAGTGATAAATGACCGATAAATGCGATGTTAGAATTAAATATATTTTTTATTGATTAATATTAAAAAATAATAATAATATATTTAATGTTCAATGGACATAAAAGATATTTATAAAATACACAAAGATAAACAGCGAGAAAATAAAAAAATATATAAGATGGTTTTGGATATTATACATGAACGTATTTTGGATATAGCTCATATGAACGGAAACCAGTTTTTTTATATTATTCCAATGTTCGTAGAAGAAAAACCTATATTTAATATGCGCGAAGCTAGAAGAAGTATAGCACACCAATTAAAAAAAGAAGGGTTTATGGTGAATGAATGTGCTGAGAATGCTATTTATATTTATTGGGAAATACCCAAACTCAAGGAACCAAAATCGAATGGAAAACGAATATCTTCAAAACAAAAAAAATCGAAATCTAAAAAAAGGGTTAAGAAAAACGAAACTTCTATCATTGGAGACATAACTTCAAATATTCGAAAGTTAAATAACAGGTTTAAAAAATGATTTTAAATAAAAACATTGTATGGTAAAGGTTTTATCATTTGATGTAGGAATTAAAAATCTGGGGGTATGTATTGTAGAATATACTGACCAAAATAGGGTTGTTGAAAATTTGGGTCCACAGGCCAATATATTGTTTTGGGACGTACTTCGCCTCGGAGAAACCACAAATGAAAATAATTATGCACTTCAATGTATAAAGTTACTTGATGAATATCCCCAATTATTAGATGTAAATATAGTTCTTATTGAAAAACAGCCCTATTTCAATCCCAAAATGAGATCATTAAGTATGGTTTTGCAGACATATTTTATTATTAGAGGAATAAAAGATAGAGAAAATGAAATACCAATTGAAAAGGTAGTATTTTTTAGTCCACGCAATAAATTAAAAGTATATTGTGGACCATATATAGAAGTTACTGGCAAGCAGAAATACACTCGAACAAAGAAACTTGGAATTCAACATTGTAAAAAATTAGTAGAGCATCTTCCAGACAAACTGGAATTTTTCAATAAATTAAAGAAAAAGGATGATGCAGCAGATGCATTTTTACAGGGATTGTGTTATATATATTTTGAATTAAAGAAAACGTGGAATTGTACTAACGGTGTTTCTGTACCAAATTCAGAAAATGTATCTTCTCAGCAGGAAATACTTTTAAATAAAATAATTAAATCTAGAGCGACTAAACCCACAGAAAAACAACAAAAGGCAAGATATTATTCGTGTGCGAATATACACCACGAATTAAAAAATATATACACAGAAAATATAGACGATTTTCGTTCTACTGTACACAATAATAAAAAAATATGTAGAAGTATAGTAAAATTGTGCCCCTTTTTGGAAAATGCTGTAGATGAATTGATTGATAATGTACACAATAAACTTATTTAAAGAATGCGTCTAATACTTTAAATAAGTATATTTCTACATAATAAATGATTAAGGGTGGGGGTGTTCAATTCCACAAAGAAAATGAACAAGTAATTAAAGGAATATCTAATCCAGTGAATGTCAGTAATGTGAGCGTAGAATTAGATGGTGGTGAAAATTCAGATAAACTTCCAAGGGCTACAAAAGGATTTTCAGATTCAGAAGATGGAGATGGTTCTGAACCGGAACTTTTGAACAGAGTAAAACAACAACCACGCCGCCCATTAAAAAAGAAAAAGGTTAGGCGCGCATTACCTGTAGAAGAGGATGAATTAGATTTTTTAGCTAACAGAGAAAAGATGAGACCTCAACAAACCACATCATCTCCAAATGGAAATAAATCTGCTGGACCAATGAAGTATGTAGATCAAAATCATGGTATGCATATGGAAGACGACAATGAAAGTTATGCTTCATCTCAATCTGATATAAATAGTTATGGTAATGATAGTGATTCTGACACTGCAGAAGATTCATATGAAGATCAAAAGAAACGCAAGATGATTAAACTTCTTGAACTTGAAGATTATATGGATATACCTGGGGCTCAAGTAAGATCAGATCTTACGATAAATAACACAGAAGATGATATAGATTTCGAGCTTGCTAGGGTAAAAAAGAGAGTCAATAGTTCTCAATTCGTTAAAAAGGGTGAACGCGCAATCATGATGCTTTCTAAACTTACAGTTAAAGCTAATGATCGATGGGATCTCTTTGGACTTAAATTGAAGGGGTGGGATGAACAATTGTATTCAGAATTATCTACATTTCACCCAGCTTTGCGCAGATTGTCTGAAAAGTGGGGTACTTCAGAACCACTTCCACCTGAACTTGAACTCGTGTGGTTGTTTGGATCAAGTGCATTCATGTTCCATCTCAGCAATACATTATTTAAAATCGCACTTCCAAATTTACAACAAATGGCCCAATCAAATCCTGAACTTATGCAAAACCTAGCAAATGCTATGGCTCAAAATATGAGTGCGAATAATGGGGGTAGTGGTGGCGGACAACAACCTCTTCAACAACAGCAGCAACAATCCGCACCAAGTACTGGACCGGCTGCGTCTGGTGCACCAGGCCCCCTTCTCCAAAATCTTTTGGGTGGAATAATGCCTCCTCAACAACCACCCGTTAATGGTATGTCGATACCCCAGCAAACAAGATTTCAGTCCAATGATAATAATACTCACCCCACATCCGCAGAAAACGGTTCATCTGCTTCTGAATCGATACTGAGCTTAGATGACGACAGACTTTCTCAAGTAAGTTCTGGAAGTGAATCTTTGAAATCAAAAGATATGCGCAATGTAAAAAACATTACAGTATCTTCAGGTAAAAAGGGTGGACGTGGTCGTAAACCAAAAACTGCTGGATCACTAACACTCGACTTGGGTGATTAATTTTTATTTTATTCATTATCGTCATCGTCGCCGTCATCTCCTAAAAGTATATAATTTATTACTACGTATACTAACATAATTTTGAGCGCAAGATGTAATTTACGTGTTGAAACATATGCTATACTAAATATTATCATTGGACGCACCAATTTGTGTTCGAAAAAACGCTCTATTCGTTTTGCATTGTTCTCTCTATATAGAATTTTTCCTCCCAGTGTTGACATCATTACACACGCAGATAAAAAAATGTCATGTTCAATCATATTTATATTTTAACAAATATTTTTATTGTAAAAATATAGAGATGGGGTATGCCACCATAAGACAAGCTCATGGTAAAAAAACATTTGATAATCTCCCTAAAAATGTTCTGAAAAAAATGGAGAAAAAACGTGATCAATATAGAAATAAACAGGCCATGGATACACTTCTTTCCGAAAATTCTCAAAGGGAAGAGAATTCACTTATAAGTAATGATGGTGATGGTGTCAGTAATGATCAAAACAACACAGACCAATTAAATGAATTGATAAACAATTTACAGAAATCTAATGAAGAATTGAGAAAAGAACTCGAAAAAATCAAGAATACTCACGAAAAAGAGTGTAAAAAACGTGAAAAATGCTTTCAAAGTGATCTATATAACCTAACTGTATTTATATGCATGGGTATTTCTATACTTGTGTTTATAGATTTTATAATGCAGAATAAATAAATTTTTATTTTTTCTTTCTTATAAAATCCTTGAATATGTTATCATTATCATAAATTGGTCTATTTTTTCTTGATAATGTGTATTTTTTAGAATCGTTAGAAATACTATGATTCTTTTTGAACTGTTCGAAAATAGTTGGTAGAAATTTTGAATTTGGTATAATTGTCTTGTATGTTATGCCATTGTTTGATTGTTGTCTGTATTCAGAATAATCTAAATTGCCACCAAATACTTTCAAAATGTTTTTTGGGGGAGAGGGTTCTATTTTTTCTATATTGAATATACCCATTTTTTTATAGAACGAATTGAATAGTGGTACTAAATTTCTATTAGTTAGAATATGCGCCTTAGCACAATTGATACTACAAAAGTATCCTTCCAAAAAGTATGTATCTGTTGAGTCATTATATTCAAAGGGTGTGTGATATGGATATTCACCGATATTGTGACAACACCACCAACACTTTATTTCATCATCACACTTAACAAAGTTTCCCCGTATTCCTTCAATCGAATAATCACTTTCAGGTATTAATATTTTTTTGTGTACATTGTACAGCTTGCTATTTATCATTTCATCGTAAATATGCTCGTATTCTCCAACCCCTTTATTGTTAAATTGATTAACTAGACCATTTGAACCACTACTATTACTATTTGAACTACTACTATTATTATTTGTATCATTCTGTATAGTTATATCTCTTTCAATCGAATTTAAAAAATTCACATAGTCTTTAGATTCATCGGTATTATTATGTTTGACACTAACCTGTTTAATATTTAATCCTCCAAAAGAAAAGCTAGTACTCTGTACATTTTTCCCCGATTTATTTGAAGTATCGCCACCAACATAGTCTTTTTTTAGAGTCTCGTTGTTTATTTTTACTACCGAATCTATTTTTTCAAAATCTATAGGTACTATATTCTTCTTTTTTCTGCCTCTTTTTTTACCAGACTTACCATTTTCCATGTATTTTCTTATACGATAATTATTTTAGACAACATTTCTTTAAATTATTTAAAGATTGTTCAAGAGTAATAAGTATAAACATGAATTTTCTAGTAGATGCTATACTTTACGGGTGTACACTTTTTGTAGGATCATACATTTTTAAAAATGGAATTCAAAAAACGTGTGATGATTATGTAAATAATTGTAGATATATGGGTCTAAAAACTATCCTAAAGGCCAATAAAATGTACACCGACTACTATAAAGAAACCAAAGAAGATTATTATATTCATAATGTTCTATTATATACGAGGTATGGAAAAACGGTTGTGGGTATTACCGAAGAATTTAAGGACTATACTAACAAAAAACCAACAGGAAAGGTTTCAGAGTTTATGGACTACTATAATATCCCATTTCCTCATCAAAAAGAGGATTCTGTGTGGATAAGAGTAGATTTTTATTATAATGAACAAAACTACAGCACTATTTTTGATATACTCCACGATCACTACTCAATTCCTCGAGAAATAAAAACTAGGGTATCTCCAATGCAAAAGAGGATTGTAAAGGCTGTGGTATATGATAAACTAAATAAAAATGACACCGAAGATATTTCCGAAGTTATTTTGCATTACTATGGTCCAACATTCGATTTTTTCCAAGACTATAAGAGTAGAGTTACTGCAAAACGTATAATTATGAACAATAAAATACCCAATCAGATTCTGGTAATAACCGATTCATTTAATAAAAAATATGAATTCGATGTTTCTAAAAATGAAATTCTTGAGTTGAGAAGTGAATATCTTATTAAAGATGAGTAAAATATACTATACGCAGACTTAAAGATAAAATTTATAATTGAATTAATTAAAACACTACCCCAATATGTCTCTTGATAACTACCATTTTTATGCTGAAACAGTTCAGGCAAATATTATGAGAGTACTGATTGACAATATGGGAATATTTATTTCAGATATAAATTTTATTATTGACGAAACCGGTATTCATAGTATGGTACTAGATGATTCGAAGGTCGTTATGTTGTGCACTGATCTAGAAGCGTCAAAATTCAACACTTTCCACTGCCCCAAACGTCTTCGTGTGGGGTTGCATATAGATTATATCCAAAAAGCCCTAAAGGCTGCAAATGGAAATAACACAGTCCTCAGGTTTTTTATAGAAAAGAAAAATTCTGAAAAATTCGGTATATTTATCGCAGAAGCAGAGAAGGAGACCAGCACAGAAACTATTTTGGATATGATTACACTCGATGAAGATACATATGAAATGCCAAATATTGAATATTCATCTATTATTGTAATGAGTTCACAGAATCTTCTTCAGAAAGTTAAAATTATGGCTTTGTTTACAAACACTATAGAATTTGTAGCAAACAAGGATGGATTGTATTTACAATACGGATCACAAAAAATGGTGAACCAGAAAATATTTTTCAAACAGTCTTCTAATGATTCTTCTGAGGAGGGTGATAATACTTCAGATGATATTAAAGGAATTAAATATTCTGAATTTAAAAAGGAGGTGTCTAATACATTTTCGGCAAAATATATTTTGAGTGTAGCTAAAAACTCTAATTTATGTAATAATTTGTTTATTTATATTGAAAGTGGAGGAACACCACTTATTCTAGAATATTTTGTTGGTGGATTGGGTAAAATTAAGTACTGTATTGCACCGAAAGTCGTTGTTTAATTTTTAATCAATTATAACAGAATTTATTTGCTGTAAAGTTCCTTTTTGGATACATTTTGTAAATTCTTTTAGGATTCTTGTAATATCTGTACTTGAATACTCGTCGCGTGTAATTTCAATTTCCATTTGATAATACTGATGAAAACAAAGTTCTTCTCTGTAACTTACATGAGTACAGTCGATATTAAATCCAAACCTTCCTGTATAATTAAATGTTATGCGATCTTTATAGAAAATTTTATCTAGTATGTTTTGAGTTGTTTGTGGTTGTGGTGATGTAATGATTTCGAGTGGACGTTCTTCTTGAATACTAAGTCTCAAATCATAGCAATTCTCTTCAAGAATAATGTCTTGTTTGCGAATATTTCTTTTCTGTATAATTTCTTGTGGAATTTTTTCATTGAGGTATTTTCGTATACGCACCCCCCTTGGATGTGTGTAGAGTGTATCTATAAAACGGATTCTTTTCTTAGACTGATATTCACCCATTTCATTCAAACATCGTATGAATTTAAATAGAAGCTCCTTTTCTATATGTGTATTAAAGTAATTTTTAGATTCATCGAAATATCCAATGCGAATCTCGAATTCATGATTTTGATTTGGTAAATAATACTTATCAAAATTATGAATATTCTTTGTTATCCGGTTCATATTTTTGGTATTAGTAGCGTAATAGCTAATTGTTTATATATTATAGTGTATTTATAGAGTAATTGTTTAAGTATATATTTTTATGTATTTTTACTATAATCTAGTACACGGGACCACCACGTTGGATGGTTTCAATTGGATCTTTATATAAATATTTTAGCAGTGTTATAAATGCTACACCTAACATTATTAAATCAAATACCATTACAATAATAAATACGCAAATAAAAAAAATAAATTGGAATATATAATGGATATATTATTGTATATAAAAATATTTTATACAAAATAATACTAAAGTAAAATGCCACAGGACTTTTCTTTTATGAAATCTGGGCTGCTTGGAAATGCAGATACTACTGCAATGGATCCAATGGAAGAATTAAAGATAATGTCTTTGATCATGACATTTTTGGAGTATGCAATGAAAAATGCCAATGAATATGTTAATAAAATGGGCCGAAATGGTATAACTACAAAAGATCTTGAGTATGCAATGAAAAATGAAGTGTTTGCATTTTTGACCCGAAATCAGGCTGAAATACAAGAAAAAACTGCAGAATATTTTGAAGATATAAGTCAAGATCAGGACTCGGATGCTTCATCATCTGATGAAGAATATGAATCAGACGAAATAGAATTGGATGAATTTACAATAGACGATTCTGAACTTGAAGATTTTACACGATATACAGGAAATACTGATGAATTGTGTCTTCAAATGAATGAATCGTATGATAGGTGGGGTGATTGGACACCCGAAAATGATTTTGAAACAAGTTTAAAACATTCTATAGACAATACGTTCAAAAATTAGATTATATATATTTTTAAAATTATATAGACGAGTTATGAGTGAATTCCAACAAACTGATTATCAAGACCAACAACAGGAACCCGAATATGAACAAGAACAAGAACAAGAACAAGAACCCGAAAATCAACAACAAGAACCTTCTCAGGTCCAAGAATTGTTATCTGCAGCAGAAGAAGGTGCCTCTACAAAAAAACAAGGTTCCAATTGGTTATTAATAATCGCTATTATTGTCATTTTGGCAGCAGCAGCATATTGGTACTTTTTTATTCATAATAAAGAATCATCTGGTACCGATGGTTTGGACTTACCCATGAGCACCGATACTTTTGATATTTCATCAAGTGGTGCCACCGCAGTTTCCGAATAAATAATAAATTATTTTATATCAAAAAGAAAATAAAATAATTTATTCTTCTACAATTTCCTCTAGTTGGGGTTGGGATTCTTCTTCTTCATCATCACCATTTTCATCTTCAGAAAATGATTCTGCATTATCGTCTTCATCAAAATTTTCTTCCGATGATGGTATTGATACATCTTCTTCTAGATTATAATCTTCATCATCTTCACTACCATACATCTCATACTCTCCTTCAGATGCCTGCATAAGTTTTAGTTCTGATATTTCTTCATTTTCAGTTAGATTGTAACACACGGGAGGAAAAAAACCTTTAAGAACTTTAATTTCATTGGAATTAAGAGATTCTTCTTGGAAAATTACATTAAATCTAATAAAAAGATTTCCAAATCCATTTTCTATTCCAGTTGGCATACCTAGACCTGGAATTTTGCGCATTGCGTGATTAGAATATAGAATATCTCCTGGTTCTGACATAATTACAAACTTTCTATTGTCAATAGTTTGAAATGTGTGTTTAAGATCATATACTTCTGAAATACTAATATCCATATCATAAAACAAATCATCTCCGCTCCTCTCAAATCTTTCATGTGGAATTTGATGTATATGTACACAAACGTCACCAGTTTCATACCCATGTTTTTCATCACCCTCCTTTGCAAAACGGAGGGTTGCACCTTCCCTACACCCTCGTTCTATGGGTATTCTAAGCTTCTTTCGCTCTTTAATTATTTTTTTATTTCCGTGAGAATCTGCATGAAAGCGTTTGCGTTTAAGATATATTTTCTTAACTTTTCCAGTAAACATATCTTCTAGGGTAATGTCCAAATTTACATGAATATCTTCGGTGCACTTAATTTCTTTAGATGATGATGTATCTACGTGCTTAATAGAAGATTCTCGGGGTTCTTCTTGTTGTTCGTTATTATTATTGTTATTATTAGATGGTTGCATGGCCTGATTCATACCACCAAATAAGTTTTCAAAGGGATTTCCCCCTTTCATCATACCTTCCACCATATTTCCTACAGATTTCATAAGTTCATTCTGGTCTATATTGTCAAAAATATTCCCCGCTTCTGGTGCCATACCTTTAACAAGATTTGTGGCCTGTTGTGTTGCTTCTTGAAGAGTTTCTTGAGATATAGCTGGTTGATTTTGTGCACGATTCTTTTGTTTCGATCGTTCTCTCTTCCCCCGGCCCATGTTTAAAAATATTATTTAATATATTTTTAAATATTTTCCGCATTAGTTTTTATTACTCTCCAAAGATTTTATTTTATGAAATAAATATTTTCCTACAAACAACTTAAAATAAAATGTTCCTTTTGGTCTGGAATCCATTTTAAGAGTTATTTGTAATCTAGGAATTTTAAATTCGCGAGTAAACTGGTCAATTTCAGAAAAAAATGTTTTTAAATTTTCTGGAGAATATTTTAGAATATTATTTTTAACCTTTTTAGGAGCAGCAATGAAAATAGGCTTTTTCCACAAATCAAAATAAAAACTCATATTTTCGGTTTGATAAAAATATTTATTTGTCTCCTTCGCTTTTTTTGAAGATATATTATTACTATCATCCTTTTCATCTTCAAAAGAAAAATCATCTATTTCTGCATTGTTTTCATCGTCACTTGCCCATCCCATAATTTACGCTATTACAATATTTAATATTAAACTATTTCTTTAACTTCTTTCAATGGGTTGTGTAACTTGTTGATCTCTTTCCATCTGAAGTGCCGATAATCTAGAATCAATATCATTCTGCATCCCACCTTCACTGCGCGTAGACTGATTGTTATTTTCCATTAATTGTAATCCGTGAGTATTGCCCATATCACCTTGACCAAATGATGCCCCATTCTTTTTTCCACCACGCTTTACTCCAAAACTTCCACTACCAGACATTTTAACACCATTTCCCTTACTTGTAAAAGATCTGGACATTTCGGATTCCAACCACTCAAAAGCATTTTTTCCAACCAATTGAAGACCATTATCTACTATAAGTGTTGGAACGTGTGTAAGTGGTATTTTAGGTTCTTGTTCATCTATATTAACTAATTTGCAAAATTTAACAAAACTAGACTCTAGTAAACGTTGGTGTAATTGTCGAGAATACGGACATCTATCACTATAATAATATGTATATAAATAACATTCATCGTCTTTTTGTTCCCCCATTATCAATTTATTTATATACTCTATAATATCTATTTATAAAGTATAAAAAATACCTACTTCTTTTTAATAAAAAAACTTTCAAAACCCGTTGGGGGTTTATTTGATTGTACATTAGTAGAAGAAAGATCAAGTGTCTTCTTTTTTTTCGGAGCCGAGTCTTCAAGAATTTTATATTCCATTTTACGATAAAAACGTCTGCGTTTATAGTACTGATTTTCAAATGGTCCCCAATGATCCACAAGATCTATAACCAGGGGCTCAATACCTGGATGATCTTTACGCAAAATTCGTCCTACAGACTGTTCAACATCAGATTTGGGGCTAGCTAGAATTAAAGTATTCAGAGCAGGAATATCTAAACCCTCAGAACTCATTGCATATGTTCCCAAGATAACCTGCTTTTTGGAAGATTCTTCCAAATCAGATTGTTTCATACCGCCTACATAATATCCAACACTAGTTCCAGGAAACCATTTGGGAATAAAATTATAAAATACATCTAAGTGATTGCGTCTATCACTAATTAGCAAAATACACCTCCCCTGTTCTTTAACCAATTCTCCAATTCGATCCAAAATAACTTTTGTACGATCAAAAGAATCACAAACTGTATTTATCATCTGAGGTAAAGCTGTTTTTCCATTATGATATACCGGACACGGTTCAGTTTCGAAAATGTATGAATGTATAAACTCTATATTTGGTTTTCTAACAGTATTTTTAATTTCACACACTATTGGTCCAATAGACATTTCAAATATACGAGACAATCCATCTTTTCTGTCTGGGGTCGCACTCAAACCAATCATATACTTAGACGAAACTTTCCACAAAGCTTGAGAGAATTTTTCACTGGAAATATGGTGACATTCGTCGATTACGACCATCCCAAATTCCTTAAAAATTTCTTTAGGATAATCTTTCATAGATATACTTTGAAGCATGCCAATAACTATATCCTTATTTTCTATATCTATGGTATCGCGCTGTAAAGTCCCTATTTTAGCTCCTGGTAAAAATTTTTGAATAGCTTCTTTTGCCTGGTTCATAAGAAAGGTTTTGTGAACGATCCATAAAGTTTTTTGTGAGTAATGTGCAACAAAATACAGAGCAAGAGCAGTTTTTCCAAATCCACAATGAAGAGCAAATATACCACCACCGAGAGAATCTATTTTATTTTTTCCCAATTCAAACATCTCAGTTTGTTTTTCTCGAAGAGTACCTTCAAAATTAATGTTTATTTCTTTGCCTTCATTATTACAAGTTTCTGGTTTACCGAATGTTTCTATACCGTATACTCTAGGTACCCACATATAATTTGGAGCAAAACGATAACACGGAATTGGTTTTGGTTTTACAGGAAAGGGGAGAGAAACATTTTGAGTATTTGGTGTAAATGTAAGTCGTTTAGTATGGTACTTTATCTGTTCTTCTGTAAGTTCAGACTTAAGAATACCGTAGCCCTTCTTAGTTAGTTTTGTTTTTATCATTATTAATGGTACTATATATATACTTAATTATTTCTTTAATTAAATAGATTATCCCCTTTAATAAAAATGGATTTTTCTCGTGTCATTAAAAAAAGTATAACTCCAATTTTTTGTTTAGGCGTAAGTATGTATTTTACATGGATTATTGGAAACTATGCTACCAAAAGAGATATTGATAGAAATGCTGAGCCTTTGTATGATGTAATTCATGCAAATACCCAAAAATTAAATCCGGTTATTGTAGACTGGATATTAGTTTGTGATCAAATAATATTTATACCATACCTTATTTATATCTACAAAAAGAACCGAAACTTCAACGTATATGAACGATACTGTTTTTTCACATCGTTCATTTTCATAATCAGATCACTGTGTATATATGTAACTTCTCTACCAAATCCGGAAAAATGCAATATAAACGATCATCATATTGCAATTTTTAGACTGAGTGTTATGTATTGTGGTGATATGATGTTTTCTGGGCATGTTTCACACTTTACAATTTCAATTCTATTTTTTACACACTTTAATAAATCTACCAAAGCCAGATTTTTTATGTGGATTCTTGTGCCTGTGTATATGTTCATGGTGAGTATGAGTAGGCTTCATTATACAATAGACGTATTAGTATCATTTTTTATCAATGTTTTGGGGTGGTTTAGTATGTTGTATATATTCCCAATAAAAAATCGTGTACAGATGGTACACTCACTAGACTCAATCTCGTCGTGGACATGAAATAATTGATTCGGATTTTAAGATAAAAAAAGCATATTTTTTTATACTTAAAAACGTATGTGTATTTTACTTAATACTATTAATTAGTAAACATGTCAGTAGAAGTCTGTACTTGGTGTGATTTTCCCACTCGGGGGGAAGAATATACTCAAAAATGTATCTGCCAGCCATGGTGGAAGAAAACAAACGAAACTCTTATGAGTTTGAAATGTACTAATAAAAATATTTCAGACAGATATTACCCATCCCCCCTATTCGTTTCCACAGATACATCTATTTCGTATTTGAAGGGTGATACTATTTCTGTAATAGACAACAAGGGAGAATCAAAACAGCAGTTAATTGATCTGCAAATTCTTCTTAAGGCTCGATCCGATATTGTATCTTATTCCCCCGATACAAAAAGCACTAAAGTATCTGAATATACAAAGCGGGGGAAACCCAAACAAAAATTCTTTAATCAAGCGACTATTAATATCGATGTTGACGGGAGAAATATTTCAAACATGATCTTCTTCAATGGAATTATTAAAATTGCTGGTGCGCGACACCCCCTAGATTGTATCAAGGTCGTAAAACGCATTATAGAAATTATTTCAGAAGCACATATTCAAAACGAGGATGGTACCAAGAGATATTGTGTATCAAATGCCGAGTCAATATACATTGATAAAATTGATATTGTTCTTATCAATACAAATTTGGACATTGGTTTCTACATCAATCAAGACAAATTGGCACAGGACCTTCCAAATGACCCCAATGTCAAGGAGGTTACCCCATTGTCAGACAAAAAGAAGTATCATGGTGTTATTTGCAAATATTATACTGATTCTGAACACACTTCGGTTGCTTCAATACATATATTCCACAAGGGAAGTATAATTATCACCGGCATAAAAAATATTTTGCATACAAAACCCGCATACGACTTTATTACAAATTTTCTGTATTCCGGAATTGAAAAATATAAATTGAGTGCTGAAATGCTCGACTTTAATAATATTTCTTAAAAATAATCAGATGCCACTACAACATTATCCACCGGGGTGTGATCTTTACAATAATTCAGTAAAATGTTATAGGTGTAATAAAAAATCAGATTATTATATTTGGACACAGAGAACTCAAGAATATATGTGTAAGGGGTGTAATGATTATTTTTTTTACAGACTAAAGAAGATTCATTTATATTAATATTTATTTACTATTTTTGTGTAAATTTATAATAATATAAGCGAACGAATTTAACCAATTACTTTGTAGCTATACATTTTTTTGTATGGTTGGACTTTATTGCAGCCACATACACCTTCAGTTGATGCGTATTGTTTTTCAATTGATTCTACTGCAGCAGTACCATTGCGCTGTAAAAATAGACGGTAGTCCTGGTCCGAACTAATATGTTTTGCGGACTTGAGTTCATTGTTCAATTGACAAGCACTTTTGTAGTTAGATATGGCAATACCACTTCCTAAACATTCATTACCAAAAAAAGACGACATGTTATATATTATACTATAATAGATCATTTTTTTTTCTTAGAATTTTATTGCTCCTCGGATAGTTCAATATTTTCTATATTTTCTTTTTGGGGTGTAGTATCTTGTGTTTTCTTTTTGCGTCCACGGCGTGTTTTTGGTTTTGGTTCTGGATTTATAGTTTCGATTTTCTCACCAACATCATCGCCATTTTTAATGAATTCTATTGTCTCTATTGGTTCCGAATTAGCTGTAACAATTTCAGTTTCTTCATTTTCTTCAGCATTCGGAGTATTTATAAAAACTGGTTCTTGATCTCCAATAATTTGCTGATTCTGAGGAAATTCAGAATAATTTTGTGGTACATTGTGATAATATGGTTGTGGTTGGCTAAATTGTTGTTTGATTTGTTCCTGCATTTTGTTATGCGAAAGCTCTATAATTTCATTCATAGATTCTATTTGCAATTTAGCCAATCCCATCTCTCTATTGAAATAATAGTACAACACTAAAATGGATACTACACACAAAACACCTATAATAATCACTATATAATTATCCGATAACATTTATATAATGAATATGTTTTGATTATATATTTTGAACGCTATTATTGTATTCAAATTTATTTATTTTATGATGTATATGAAAATATTTCAAATAAGGTACATTTTCAAAAATTTGATTGATAATATTATTTAATTTGATTTCGTCATTTTCAAAATCAATATTTGCATCTACTACAATACTACACTTTTCTGATTCTATAAAAGATGTATCGTGAATATCTTGTAGATCTTTTAAATATGAATATTTTAGTTCTGATTCTGATTCTCTTCCTCTTTTTTTACAGCGTCCCCAAGCGGTGTCTGTACTTGTTTTCAAATAGAGTATTAAATCTATATCTTTACTTGACTGATAATGTTCATAAAATTCATTTAAAATATTTTTTTCTAGTGAAGACACACACCCCATTTTTTCTCCCATTTCCATAAAACATTTTTGATTTGAAATCCACGACCGTTCTATAAATTGGATATGACCTGCACTTTTTTTAATTAGACGGTCTTTTGTAAGTGTGCTATATATTTGAAAAGGAAAGAAATACTTTACTGGATCTTTATAGTATTCTTCTAAAAGATTTTCCCCGGAAATGTTTATCCATTCATTTACTGGTTCTGGAATAAAATCTACAAATTTAGATTCAAAACATTTCTTTAGACACGATATAAGGGTGGATTTTCCACATCCTATATTACCAACCACGTCAATTCTAAATGGTTTTCGTGCAGTGTCTTTAAATCCCGGAGGAATTGAGTACTCTTTCGACATTTTCTATGATAATGATATATGTATTAATCTTTATACAATTTAAAATACTTTAGAATAAATACACTAAATTAAATAATTAATAAATATGGTGAATATACTAAAAATAAAAGATGGTAATGACAAATTAGTTAGTATGGATATGGATACAATTGATCTTTATACAAAAAACAATGAACCGATACATAAATGGGAATTTATGGATGAAATGATGACATTAGAATTATATAATACCCTCGAAGAATCTTTGGGTGTATTGAAACATAAAAATAATATACTACCCCCACCACTACACCAAGTTGACACTAAAAATGTAGAATTTTATATTATGAAACGGGAGGGTTTTGAATACGTCGATATTACACAAAAAGAATATTTCAAATACTTCAATAAAATAAGTAATAATGAATACAATACATCTTCCGAAGAAGAAGATCCAGATTATTCGCCCTCAATATCAGAATCTGATTCTGAAATTGACGAGGATGACTCATTCGAATTAGAAGAATAAACTAATTTTATTTATTTGAATGTTGGTACACGTACTGGCAAAAATGATGAAAATTAGTTTCCTCAAGAAATCCGTGACAATTGTTTGTAATATTCTCCCATATATCAAACAGCCTATTGAAATTCTCATCAAACCAATCGGAATAGTTTAGTGTACCATTAATGTTATTATATTTTTGGTATTCCAAATCATATTCTATGTTATCCGTGTTGCGTGGAGTATAATAAATATTTTCTGTGTATGGCATATTGTTCTTATACGAAATGTACCAATAAATCAGCAGTATATACTATATTTATGGTCTAGTTTTTAAATATAAAAAATTGATTTATATTAAACCAATTTAAAAAAATGTTAATACATTATTTTATAACATGGATCCACAAACTCTTACCAGTTTAATTACGGAATGGAAGGAAATGGATGATCAGATTAAAGAAGCTAATAAGGCACTCAGGGGTCTAAAACAAGAAGAAAAGAAGCGCCGAGACATTATTATCGAATATCTTATTAAAAATGATATTGGTACATGTAATTTAGGTGGAAGTCAAAAACTTCATTGTGTCAAAACAGATCGCAAACAGGGTATTAATAAAGATTATCTTCTCAAAACGGTTGTTGATTTTGTAACATCGAGTTTCAATAATACCGATTTTAATAATTTGAGTCAAGATGAAAAGGCTGCTGCGATTGTCCAGCACATTCTTGAAAATAGAGAATCTAAAAGTAGTTACAATTTAAAAGTTTCTAAAAAATAATAATTATTATAGTATATTAATAAAAATAGCAATGACCGACCAACTAAAAAGAACAATAGTCAAAACTATGGGGTGGCGGGGAATTGCATTTGCAAGTACTACAACCTTTGCATATATTTACACTGGAGATATATCCACATCATTGCAATTATCTAGTTACGATATGATTGCAAAAACCATACTATATTTCGGTTGGGAACGCTTGTGGAATTTAACAAAATGGGGGCAAGAAGAAACTGATGACAGTGAAAATAATAAGGACTCTGAAATTGAAATGGAACAACAAGTTTAATTCGTTTTTAGATTTAAAAACCAATTAAATTTTTTTGTGATCTAATAATAATTTAGTTTTCGTGTGCGGGACCAAGACCTTCCTTGTATACTTTGCAGTCTTCTACATTGAGTGGACGTTGGAATAGATTGGGGTCGATGGTACTTCTGTTCCATGGACTTATGTTCTTTTGTTTGATGATTGGGTCTGAGCGTACTTGTTGATTGCAGTTGCGGAGACTGGAACCGACGGTGTCTACACCAACAGTATCTTGTGGAGCAAGAAGATGTTTGTCTTCAATTACTTTACCAGTGCGAAGAGAAGCGAATGCATCTTCAGATGAGTGTTCTGAAGATTTTGGAAGACGTTTTGGGTCTACAGACATGTGCGAAACCTTGTTGTGTGCGGCCTTCTTGTGAGGGTGTTCTACTTTACCTTCATTTTTGACCACATGTGGTTCAGAGTTTTTACATACAAGGTATAAGACAAGGGCCACAGCCAATACGATCAAGACAGTATTTTGATCCAACTTCATTTTTTCCTATATATTTATTATACAATAAAAAAAAATTAAGAATTCGTAATCTATTTTTCTTCTTGGGATGATGATTCTTTCTGGACGAAAGACTCTATAATATCTTCATAAATTTCTTCTTCATCACTTAGATCTTCAAAATTATTCTTTCTTGTAAAAAGATAACCCTTCAATTTTTGTTTCTTTTCAAAAATTTGTATATGAGTACATACCCAGGTAAGACTAGCAGATTTCGATACAATTCTAATATCCTTTAGTTTTACTATAAGTTGTATTTTTTCTCCTATTTTTAAATTTGAAACACCCCTTGCCTTACCTTTTTGATTATATACTTCTACGTCGTTTACGATACCCTCAGAATCTGGTAATTGTTTGGTTTGAGACATATGTATCTTAAAACAGTATTTACTTTCATTATTTTCATATAAACAGTGTTCAAACATATTTTGAATAGATTCTTTTTTAAGGGATTTACCGAACCACTCGTCACTGCGTTTTGCCATACTCTGAATATTTGTTGTTTCAATACCTCTGAGTTTTTTGTATATACTTTTAGACGACTTAGCATCTGCTTCTGTGATTTTTAAAACTATAGTGTCTATAAGACCCTTTTCCGAAGAATCATCTACATAATTAATTTTTTCAAGACGCATTTCTGGGAGTTGTACATAAAGTGTATCTTCGTTGGAGTCTACAATTCCAACACGAATTTCTCTATTTTTTCTAATTGGCTCTTCATAACAAATATTTTTGTTTTCAAAATCACTTAATTGGGTGACAGACATAGTATTTGTTATGTTAATAATTTTATTTTATTACTAAGTATACGCATTTACATTTTTACTTTTATTTACGCTTCATCGTCATCGGATTCAGAATCTTCATATTCTTCTTCTGATTCCTGTTGTACAGCTTGTTGTTCTTCTTGTGTATCTGGTTCAGAATCATCGTCTGATTCTACAGAGAATTGAGAGAATCCAGTAATAGGCTTGTTATCAACCTCACTCTTGATAATATGAAACCTGTTCTGTACACTTACTGCAGGCTTCTTTTCAGAAGAATCACTTAGTACCCACAATCCATGAATCTTACCGATTTCGGTCACAAGACCTTTTGGAATGCTGTTCTTATCAATGGATTTGCCGTTGAAATCATAACACTCGCAAATTTCTCCATATTCACGCCGACCATCTTGATGCTCAATTGTACCGCGATTGGGCTTTACAGACATAATTGGTGGCCAGAAACCACCCTCCTTATTGTTGGGATTACGTGGTGCAATTCGCTTGAAATATTCTGAAATTTGTTCAGGTGTCATTTTCTTACCAAACACCTTTTCGGATTCAGAACTAATGTGCTCAACACAGCGTTGATTAAAGCGCTCGAGTTTTGTGTATAGTTGCTTGTGCTTTTGCGCAAGCTTGCTTCGGGGTTCATCTACACCAACCATCCTGAGACTAAGAGAATTATAATCTGTATCAAAACCATCTGTGTACATTGGTGGCATCTGAATATAGTTATCAGATACACGCGAGTCGCGGTGCTTGTACTTCAGACGGCATGCGAACTGCGCCTTCTTTTTCTTGCGGCGGCCACCCGCAGTTTGTTGAGTATCTTCGCGATTTTGATCTTGGAAAGGTAGGAATAGAACCCGCTCCGGGTCCCAGTCTTTCCATTTTGCAATATCGTTCGATCGAATGTTGTCGGAAGTAGTGTTTGTGGTCATTTTGTAATACTGTAATATGTACCTCTTTTTTAAGTAATTTTTTTGAGTAATAAAAATTAAAATACATTAACTATTAACTATTATTATAAATTATTTCGAATAAATAATAATAAATGTTTTTTCAAAAATTTATACTTAATAGACACAAAGATGAGGCTAAATTGTTTTCTCTAGAAGGAAAGCTGTGTCTTTGCAAAGTAGTTGATGTGTATGATGGAGATACATGTACTGTAATAATGAAAAATTTCGGAAGAGTACACAAATGGAAGGTTCGTATGAATGGTTATGATTCACCTGAAATGAAACCAAGTCTAAAAGATAAGAATAGAGACGCGGAGAAAGCCAAGGCAAAATTAGCAAAAGAATACCTAATTAATCTTGTGGGAGTGTCGGAACAGGGGTGTTGTCGTGGTGGTGGTTTTGTATATATAAAATGTGGGAAATTTGATAAATATGGAAGGCTTTTGGGTACATTGTATAATTCTAGATGGACAATATCTAGACAAAAATCCATTAATCAAATGATGATAGAAAATGGGCACGGATACCCATACGATGGTGGAACAAAACAACATAAAGTTTTTATTCTCCATCAAAATGAGTAGGATAAAACTCCCAATTAAGATCGCGGCATATTTTTTTCCATACTTTATCATATTCTCGCACTTTTTGTTCATCATCTGGTGGAGGAAAACATTTTAATAAATGGTCCTGTTCATATAATTCGAACATTTTGTACAGAGTATAGTTATAATTTAAAAAACTGTGACGTCCCTCGGGCCTGAATTTGCGATAACTAATTAAAATCTTTTTCTCAAAATCAATTAGAAGTTGTTTTTCAAAATCAATATCTAATCGAGGAGGGGGTATTCTAAACATCATATTTATAATCAAAGGAATATGATCAGAATAGTCACTCAACCCCCTCTTTTTAAGTATTCTTTTTATTAAAGAATAGGTTATTTGAGACATCTTTTTTATATTATGCTTTTGTAATTCTTCGGCTATTACAATTTTAATATTGTTGTCTATTTTTATACGCTCTTTTCCCTGAAATCTGTTTAGGCAGTCAGTAAAATGTACAATTTCTTTGTATGTATATTTACTATCGACTCTAAACTCTCCATATGGTAAAGAACACTGAGTATTATCTATAAGTCTATCATAACAAACACCGCATGTTTCACAAGCTAGATGTAGATTATTCATTTCAATAAGCTCTTCGTTGCAATCGGGACACATATTTTTGACTTTAGACCCATCTATTCTCTTTTTATCTGAATATTTTCCATACGCATCTTTCATAAATTCATCGTATATACCACTTAAATTTTTAGTTATTTGGGGCTGAAAAAATGCATCGTCGGTGGTACCGGCACCTATCGGTGGCAATTCAGAAGTGTCATTACTAGTATTAGAAATAGAAACACGATTGACCTCTTGATGATAATTTTGAATTAAATTTGTTTGAGACAATAAAAATTTATTTACATCAGTTTCTTTTGTAGTTTTTATATGATCAATTTCATTATTTAAATTACAAATTTTAGTTTTTATTTCAAGAGTATTCCTTTTAGCACTATTTTTGTATTTTTCAAGCAATTTTAGTTTTTTCTGTAGTGTATTATTATTGTTTTTTATTTCCTCTATTTTTTTGTTGAATTTTTCTTCTATGGTAGATCTATCGTCACCCTTATTCAATAATTTTTTATCTTTAATTTTCATGTGAATATAGATAAAAAATATCTTTAAAATAAAATATTCTTTGTATACTATAAATAAATGGACCCCTGTTTACGACATTATATTAAAATAAGTGATCACGAACCATCCCCTCTAGCAAGTGTAGTATTTACACAAAAAAATGTAAATGATCTTCAAAGTGTTATCCAAAAAGAAGTATATGAAAAAACAAATGGTATACGCATAACAAAACAAACGGATGAAGCACTTATCTCTATAATGTATAATACATACTTATTTTTGGTACATAAATCTTCTGGACCAAATACACAAAAACATAATATAAGTGAAATGGATGTAAGTGCTCTGTGTTTTATTAACCAACACATTGTAGATCAATGTGTAGATATTATTTTACACAGTCTTACAACTAAGAGTAAGCACTTACAAGAAATATCCAAACCTCGCCAAATAAATACTCTTCCCGTAAGTGATAATATTTATGGTGCAGAAAAAGAAATGAAATATAAACATGGATTATAAATATATAAAGAAATAATAGGTAAATAGTAGTATAAAATAGCACAATGGCGTCGGAACAACAACAACCTATTGTACACTCTCAATTCGATTTTGACAATATTGTTGTAGGAGAAGCGAAAATTACCAAGACGCCATATGGGACCGTAAATCTATTTATTCCAATGAAATATTCAGAAACCGGATCTGAGGACGATACGCGCGACATTGAAATCCAACCACCTCGTCTAACTCTCGCAAACGAACTTGTTGAATGGGCGGACAAAAATAGCTCCAAGAAAAGTTACTACATTGACTACACATTCACTTCGGAATCTAAACCTAATAAGTCCAAGAATTTCAGGAACTTTGTTGAACAATATGAAAACTGGTGCAAGAATGCGATTGCCGATCATTCTGAAGAGTGGATTGGAGAATCTCTTGATCGAGAACTGATTGACAGAGTATTTTCTAGTTGCGTGCGCAACAATACCAGCAGTCTCAGGACAAAGGTACCTATGAAGTTCAATCAAATCAAATTTGATTTTGTCGATATGAATGATTTCTATGTAAATCCTTCACAGATGGAATCTGGAATGGAAGTTTTGCCCAAGTTTAAGACAAATGGTATTTGGAAGTTTGGAGATAAGTGGGGTTCTTCATGGAACACTACCTTTGTAAAGGTCTTTCAGGATATGAAAAACGATGGTTAATTTATTGCTATTTAAGAATCTTTTGATTAATAAATAACAATAACAATGATAAACTGTGAACAGGTTCTTGAGTTTTGGTTCAGCGAATCCAATTCCAAAAAGTGGTTTGTTAAAGACGCTATATTTGATGATTCGATAAAAGATATATTTGGACGTTTTTTCGATGATCGTTTGTCAATTACTAGTAGTAGTTATTGGAGTGCACATCCCAAAAGTTTTCTTGCGAAAATTATTGTTTTTGATCAATTCACACGGAATATATTCAGAAACCAACCTGAAATTGTACAAGAGTATGATAATATTGCCGTAAATCTATCTTTGGAAAATATTGACCACGAAAATATACTTACTCCCGAAGAAAGATGTTTTTTGTGGATGCCTTTACGCCATACTCGAAATGTTCGTCACCTGACTTATTTGCTTCAGAAACCCGAATTGAGACTAGATTCACCATATCCAATATTTAGACGCTTTTACAAAGCCACTTTAGCTAGTCTAGCTCTTGAAAAGAATAAGCTTGTAGAAGCATTTAAGAGTGAAGACTCGGAAAATCTTTTGGGTATTAATTTTAAAGGTGTGTGTGAATTTTGTCCAGTAGATCCTTTTGAAAAATCACTCCAACATCATCCCATACTCAAAAAACTAGAGGATCCGTTCAAAAACCTTATCACACCTCACAAAAAACTTGTCGTTTCTTTGAGTGGTGGTGTAGATTCTATGGTATGTTTACACTTACTCCACAGATATTATCCTGGCGAAATAATTGCTGTGCATATAGATTATACCAATCGTCTTGAAAGTTATGAGGAATCTATGTTTGTGGCATGGGCGTGTAAACATTTCAACGTTCCGGTATATATTCGACACATAGATGAAATAAAGAGGGCCAATGACCACACACGCGAATTCTACGAAGAAATTACGAAAAAAATTAGGTTTGATATGTACAGTAAATTCGAGTGCCCTGTTATTCTAGGACACAATCTCGACGACTGTACAGAAAATATATTTACAAACATTAAAAAATGTATTAACTACCACAATTTATATGGTATGGAGCGAGAAACTATTAATAATACCAACTCCATAAGGATCATTCGACCCATCCTAGGTATTACTAAAAACCTTATTTTAGATTATGCACATACAAATCGCATACCTTATTTGAAAGATTCCACTCCCAAATGGAGTGAACGAGGAAAATTGAGAGATAATCTTATTCCATACATTAAAGATTTTGATTTCGATATTCTTAAAGGGATATTTAAACTCTCTGAACATCTCGGAGATATGTATGAATATCTAGATACGCTTATCGACAAAACAAAAATAGAGTATTTTGAAGATAATACACACATTAATATATTACTTTTGGGAGATGTAGGTACCCTAGAAATATTCTGGAAACGTCTATTTCAAAAAATCAAATGGAAACACCCCGGTTGTTATCCTTCGAATAAAAGTATAACTCATTTTTCGAATTTATATAAAAATACTCGCGGTAAAAAGAATTGTGTAATTCTTAGCAAATATTGTAAAATAGAATTTTGCGGTTTGTATATAAAGATAATATATATTTAATAAATAACTCTACATTAATAACTGAATTCGTTATGCGTGTAGAAGAATCTGAAAAATTTTACTGTATTACTTTTGAAAATATGGGAGTATTTACAAATCATGAGATCGAAGTTGGATATAACAACGAATGTTTATTCGTAAAAGCACACAGTCCACAAAAAAATAAAACGTTTGAATATGAAATGCATCTTTATGCAAATATGGATTTGGATAAAAAGATTGTGGCGGCAATAAAAGGCCCTAATCTTAAAATAATGATTCTTAAGAGGAAAGCCGTTTCTAGTTTTCAGATGGTGAAGGTCCACGCATTTTAGATAAATGGTCATTCCATAAAGCCGAGTATTCTGATGAATACTCATATTCAAGTTCTCTCATATCTTCCGGTGAGAAATCAAATAATGATCTTTCTCGGTCGGGGGTGGTATATTCAAAATCGGGCATTTCCGATGGTAATATTGGGGTATTATTAGGAACAAGTATTTGTGGTTGGGGTGATGGTGACGCATTGTACCCATTATTAATAATATTTATAGGTTCTCTACACAAAGGACACATTTTATTTTGCAATTTTAGTAGACAATTTATACATAAATTATGTGAGCATTTGTGTAATAATACTATATCACATTCTGTTTCATAACATATACAACATTCTTTAGAATTATTATTATTCATCATAATAATCGTTATATTAATACTATTATAATGGATAATCTTTTAAGTTAAATTTTTGGTCGGTGTTCCTAAATCTCTGAGACTATTATTAGTATTGTTTGCACTTGTAGGACTAAGTGAGGGTGCGCATGGAGGATACCCTATTCTAGGTGAACAATTGATTGTATTTGGGGGTATTGTGCTACCATCATTTTCTAATTGATTTTCTCGGAACTGTACAATATCTGGATCAGAATTACGGCGGATGCTATGGTGATTTTGGACAAGATAATCTCTAACTTCTGGTCTCACAACGCCAGTATACCTATTTTCAAGTATTTTCATACTTTTCATATATTTTTTATATGCTATTGCTTCCTTTCTTTTAAAAAATAACCCGAAAGTTATTCTTTTAAATTTATATATACGCTTCCATTCATCTCGTGAATTTATAAATTTGAGTACATCATGTTCAAGTTGAAAAATAGAATATCGTGAATTATAACAATACTCCATTGTTTAGTAGTAGTATCTATATTATTAGTAATACTCTTTATTAAATTTTTCGTCATAAATCCAAAATGATACCAATAAAAATAAAATAAGTCCAACAATAACATATATTAAATTGGAATTGTATATAATTCGTTGATCGCGTGTTAAGTCTGATAACACAGGCGTAGTATTTTTTTCTTCAGTTGTTTTTTCACATTTTGTACACCCACTATTATTATCACTACCTGTACTCGAATTCGAGTCTGAGTTCTCGATTTTATTTTGAAGTTTCTTATACTTTACTGTCATGAATATTATTGTACTACAAAAAATAAAAATATACTTAAAAATATACGTGTAAATAATAAATATAATGTCGTTTGAAATTCCAGAAGATCCGAGAATTGATCCCAGATATACTCATGGAGTAATTTCTTTTCTAAGCCCCCAAGGCCCACAGCGCGCAGATGATACAATCGTTCGTTTTTCGGGTGCATTCGAGTCTGAACAAGAAGCACGTGAACATGCTGAAGCTGGTGCAAAAAATGAATCTGATCTAGGAAAAACACCATTAAATAGGTATGTAGTTGAACTTAATAAATTTATACTTGTTCCACAACCTTCAGATACCAATAGTCAAACAATAAGTTTAGCATCTGTAGTAGAAAACTACCTTAAGGAACTGAAAGAAAAGAATGAGCACTTCGAAGAAAGGCGGCGTATTCTTCGCGACGAAAAACGGGATATTGACCCAGACTTTTTCAAAGAATTTGAAGAACAACAAAAACAAAAACAAATCGAAGACGCTAGTAGTAGTACTAGCAGCAATAACAAAGAGTCACACTTTCAAACTAACAAAGGTAAAGGTAAAAAAGGTGGTGGTGGTGGGAACAAACGCCAAGTATATCCATACGACCAGTACAAGGTGCGTTTGCAAGAATATGTTGTCATGTCATATATTCCAGGACCTACTATTGACAACCAACAATATTTTGCCATCGCTTTCGGAACACCTTTCGAAAAACTAGAAACTGCTATGGAAGAAGTAGAAAAGGTCCGCAAACTGGAAGACCGTTGGCAGCGTTACGTTGTTAATATGTACGAATTTCTCGCACTTCCCCCACCAGCAAATGATAAGATTGCGCACTATGTAAGAGGAAATGAGAAACTACAGGAAATGATGACAGAAAAGGCGAAGGCCGCAAAACGCAGCCAAGAACTTCAACGGGAAGTAGAACGTGAACAGCAGCAAAAACAGCTGGAAAACAAATAAATAAGCGAAGCGAATAAAAAATACATATAAATGATATAATTTTATTATTATTGTTATTATAGTAATAATAATAAAATGAATCCTGGTGCACTTTTTATACTTACGGGAATATTCCTTATTATTTTTGGAGAGTATCGCCGTGACGTTAATAATAAACTTAACAAAAAAACACAGAAGACTGAGTAAGTAACTTTAATTATTTGTTTGTACGCTTTACATGAATAACTGTCTTTTTCTTCTTCTCTTTCAATTTTGTGAGAATATCTCGTTTTTCCTCGTCTTCGTCCGAGTCATAGTGAGAATTGAAGTGTTGGTGTGAGTATCTCCACACGGCCTCACTACCAATACGGAATTTTCTTTTACGTTTGGCTCTGTACCAGAATACACAGTCCTCAATTTTATTTCCATGTGCAGTATTGTCTAAAACCAGACAATCAAAATTTTCTGTACACTGATCCATTACTTCACTGAATGAATCATATGTAGGGAAAATACCGAAAAAATTTTCGTATATTTTTTTGCGGTTCTTGATAATATTTTCACGAAGAATAAATACATAATCAATATTTGTTCTGAGATCGGGCGTAATGTCCATACAATACTGCATAGTTAAAAAGAATAGTATCTTCCAGTGACGCCCGTTCATAAATATTCCGCGTATATTAATGTCTTTGGTCCAAGATTTATCATACATACAATCATCTAAAAGAAGAAATGATGATACAGATTCTGGATCACATGTTTTTAATTCTCCGCGATGCTTCTTGATTTTTTTACGCTGACTCTGTATTAATTTTTCGACAGCTTTTGTATTGAAATCATTGTAAATATATAAGGGTGGTATATATTTAGCGTAAAATGAATTGGATTCTTCAGTTGCAGACATGGCTAGTCCGACGGGTATTTTTCGATGATAATACAGAATATCTGCTACCAGTGTAGATTTTCCGGTACCGCGTTTTCCTATAAATACACATACTCTATTAGAATCTATTTTTTTAGGATCAAATTTTCTAATATCCAAATTCATATATTGTTATTATTTATTACTTTATGTAAATATAAATATTAGAAACTCCAAACGCAAATTCAGGAGTCGAATGGTTCGGTGCTTATTGTTTCGGAAATATCAACATGTTTTTTCATTACACATTCTTTTACTAGGTATACCACAAGAGCTATTACAAAAGCCACAAATGTTATGGTTGTATAGTGTAATTTTTTATCTGGATCTTCTTCGCGCTGCTGGTAAAAATACAATACGAGCCACGACACTACCAACGATATAATAAAGTACATACTACCTTCACTAATTTCCACTTGCATTTCTATAATTTATTTAATTATTTATTTTTTAATGCATTTCTGAACGCTGTTGGGTGGGTGTTTCATCGAAGAAACTGGTTTGATCGTCTTTTTGTTGAGGTGGGGCTGCTTTTGGTTCATCTTCTTCACGGAAACGCATTTCTTTAGGGAATTTTTCTGATGATACAGTAATACTTCGCGTTTCTTGTTCTTGTTGTTGGGGTGGTTGTTCGGTATATTCTGGGGTGGGAGTAGTGGTATTGTCTTCTAAAGATTCTTCTTCTCCGAAATTTTGTTGTGGTTGGGGTGGTTGTTCAATGTGATCTGGAGATACATCTTCATCCTCCTCCTCAAACTCTTCTTCTTCAACTTCAGATACATCATTTTCTGGAGATTCAACTTCTTCTTCTTCTTCATTTTCATCTTGTATTTCTTCTTCTTCTTCACCTTCATTAAATACACTGGCCAAGTATTCTTGTAAAATATTTTCTACGGGAATAAGTTTACGGATCGTGTCTTGAATACAGTTATCAATTGTGTGAATAGTTTCTTCGTGGTTTTCTTTGACTTTATTGGATTTTAATTTATCGTAAAATAAAATGGGATTGTAGTAAAATTTGCGTGCACATGATATGTATACATTGTGTATAAATTTAGATAGTGTCGGTACTTTAATTTTGAGTTTACTATTTTCTTCTTCAGAGCGAATGCAGCTAAGAATTTTTACATTAGTTATGAAAATGGCACTGATCAGATCGTGAATAAATGAACATTTAGCTTTAATGCGTTCAGCCTCCTCGTCTATAATATTTTCATTCCACTGTGGAATTCCTTTAAGTTGAGATTGAAATTCTTTGAGGACATATCGTTTATCATCTATAGTATCATAAACAGTTGTGTATATACTTTTAAATCCTTGGTACACTATAGGTGTCATGCAATTTAAAAGTTGGTATATATATTCATCTCTAGCCGATACTAGTACATTAATATTTGAATCGGACATCTTTTTATAATTTTCAAATATTCATATTTATTTTTTTATACGCATAATATAACAATGTCAAGCAGTAACAAATGTTCTTTTTTTATAAAAATGAATCCTGACCAGTATAATTACTTGAAAAAAAGTCTCGAGGATCCATATGAAATTGGTCACGTCATGTATTTCAAACCAGATTCTGAAAAGTATATACCTAACAAAAAGTATACTTTGGTAAGTACATCTCTAGATTCTATAACCAAGGGTGGGGGGATGTCAGTTTATACTCCATTGGGAGCAATAAATTTACACACACACCCAAAATCTGCCTATAAATATGAAAATTGTCTTTGGGGGTGGCCGAGTGGAGAAGACATGGCCGAAGTTATACGATATTCGGCTTCGGGAATGATGGGTCATTTCGTTGTAACCGTTGAGGGAACATATACTTTACAAGTAAATCCATGTTTTCTTAAGTTTTTTTCTTCAAATAAACTTACTGATAGAGAGCGTGGTATACTGTATAAATTAATATACGTATATTTTTCAAACTTTCATAGTTACAGAACAAAAAATAATGTAAAAAAATTCAAGTCTAAAAAAATCACGCCGAAATTCTTTGTTAACCTTGCAAATAAATTTAAATTAGAAACTCTTGAAAAAAATTTAGGTATGATAGATGGGTCGGCAATTGTTTCAGAAGATTATTGCGACTATTTTATATCATTTAATCATGGAAGAAGTAGTCGTCTCCAATACATAAATTCTGAAGGTATGATAGTGTACACCGAAGAGTTTAAATTGTCCAAAGCCGAAGTGAAAGTATGTATAAACAAATTCGCGGAAATGTTTAATAAGTTAAGTTGTAAAAACTATCGCACGAGTATATTTCACTCAACATTTATTCCCAAAGAAAAAATACCCCACCTCAAAGTATCTTTCGGAGCAATAAAACAGAGCTGCCCAATTAAAAAAGTACTGGAAATTTCTCGCGAAAAGACATTCCGTTTTACTTAAAGGTAAAATTAATAGAAATAACTAAACGAGAAGGATATGAAAATAGAGACTGACCCAAAACTGGATTTTAAAGATGTTCTTATTCGCCCAAAACGGTCATACCTGAAATCTCGCAATGATGTAAGTCTAGAACGCACAATAAAGTTCGTACACTCTAAACGTGTGTGGACGGGTGTGCCTATCATGACAAGCAATATGGACACTACCGGAACATTTGAAATGTACAATGAACTACACAAACACAGTATCATAACGTGTCTCCACAAACATTATTCGGTCGAAGACTATCCTTTGAATATGGACAAGAATTTTTATGCCGTATCTACCGGTATTGGACAACAAGATTATGAAAAACTAAAGAAAATTATTGATCGCATCGATCCATACTTTGTGTGTGTAGATGTAGCAAATGGATACATGTACCATCTTGTAGAATTTACACGTAGATTGCGTTTCGAGTATCCCAATTTAACTATATTCTGTGGAAATGTCGTTACGCGCGAAATGGTAGAAGAACTTATTTTGAATAGTGGTGTAGACGTTGTCAAAGTGGGTATTGGTAATGGGTCAGTGTGCACAACACGTCGAAAGACGGGTGTGGGGATGCCCCAATTATCTGCAATTATGGAATGTTCAGATGCTGCTCATGGAGTTGGTGGTCATATAATCTCTGATGGGGGATGTCAAGTCGTTGGTGATTTCGGGAAGGCTTTCGGTGCAGGTACAGATTTTATTATGTCGGGAAGTACATTTGCGGGTCATACGGAATCCGGTGGATCGCTTATCGAATTTCCAGATGGGAAAAAACTTAAGCGGTACTACGGAATGAGCAGTAAGGAGGCGATGGATAAACACTACGGCGGAGTAGCCGAGTATCGTACTAGCGAGGGTAAAGCCGTCGATATTGAATACAAAGGTCCGGTTATTAATACCATTAAAGATATTCTGGGTGGTATTAGAAGTACGTGTACATATATTGGTGCATCGCGTCTGAAAGATATTCCGAAATGCACGACATTTATAATGGTGGGGCGTCAACTAAATGATATGTTTAGTTAGAATTCATTTTTACTGAGACGGTGTAGTCAGTAGAGGTACAAAACCCTGTGGAGGAGCTGTATTGTAAAGAGGAACTTCTTTGTTTTTGTTATTATCGTTATTATCGTCTTTGTTTTCAATGGGTGCTGGAGGATTTACTGAAGTTGATACAGAAGCTGGAGCTTTGGGTTCGAGATTTACTATAGTTACTGGATGTTTATCGCCTAATATTTGTGTTCGCAATTTGCGTGGTTTCTTTATTTTCGTAGGTATCCAACTTTTAGGTGTACCCTTTGGTGCATTGCGTGGAGTTCGCCATACGTATTCTTGTCCCTTTTTGCGCATAGTTTCTGTGCGTTCGGGAGCTACACCCTTGTTATAAATAGTGAATTTGCTTTTGGATTTTTTGGGGGGAGGGCAACATTTAAAACATTTGCCTGCCATCGTATTATATATTTATTAATTGATAATATTAATTATTGCCAATATTTTTAAAAAAATAATATAGGTATATTATTATAAAATAGGATATTATGGTTGAATTAAAGTTGGGTAGTACAGAATATAAGTGGATTAAAATAGGTTTTTATGTTAGTATTGTTATATATATAGTATTCTATATTGTATGGAAAAATCAATTAACGGTAGAAGAACAGAGAGATCAACCCAAGACATTTAAAATAATGGAGTTTGAAATTCCAATAAACGGTATTTGCTCATATGGTATGGGCCGAGAAGGAACTAAAGAATGGATTAATTGGGTGGGAAGTATTGCTTCGAGTATATGTGTATGCTTATTGTGCATTCTTTTATTAGACCGTAGATTTGGTAGTTAATAATAAAAAATTTCTAAAAAAAGTATTTTTAAAAATAATATTATAGTAATATATTATTATTAAAAAGATGGTCTCCCAAAAAACTCGTGATCGTATGATGTATGTATGTATTTCTATGTTTGTTGTTTATTTAGTATTTTATTTCTTATGGCAACATAAAGCATCTAAAGAAGAAAGGGGTGGAGAGAGAAAGATTTTTGGCATACCAGTAGACGGTTTGTGCACTTATGGACTTAGTTCCCCCCGTGACTGGAAAGCGTGGGTCGGAATAATCGCCGCTATCATTTCATGCTGCAGTTTGTGCTGCATGGCATTCTTCTTTTACTCGGATCACAAGGATGTGATACATGGTGCAATAAATCAAATTAGAAATAAACAAGTAGTAGTTTAAATACTGCAGCAGTATAAATAATTCGCAAGTAAGTAAGTAAGTAAGTAAGTCTGGACAAAAATATATTTTTCGGGCATTAATATAAATAAAAATATAGTATAGAGACGAATGAGTTGCCCGAAATCAAATCAAAGACGGGTGAGCGATCAGTATATGGGCCGCTCTGGCGAAAAACTATTCGAGAATCTCACAAAAAAATTCCGGTTATTCGTACGCAAAAGCACACGCGACGAAGATTATTTTCAACACTGGGACTATCTCGTACACATCGGGGGAATCAATACAAAAGTAGAGGTTAAGGCGCTGAAGAAAGTCGCGCGCCACCATTCTGGAGCGGGTCAAGATAGATTTGTATGGCTAGAAATAAATGGTGTGCGCGGCCCACAAGGAGAATTCAATCCGGGCTGGATTTGCGGGAGCCATGCTGACTACATAGCTTTTCAAACTAAAGAGGGATTTATGATGCTAAGAGTCAGTGTCCTAAAAAAAATTATAGATGTTATTGTCGAACGAGGCCATAGAGTGAAGTATGCGAATCAGGCACTTTATAGTATATACGAACGCGGGCGCGGCGATGCGTGCACGCTCGTGAAAAAGACCGATCTACTTAAACTTAACCCGATTTTTCTGACAGAATCTTTCGGTTGTTTTCAAAACTTTTTTTCATAATTTATTATAATACATTATCTATATACACAGCAAAATATTATCATGAACAGTAGTAGCGACGACGAAAATACTGAAGATATAAATGCTCCCCACACAAGCTCCGACGAAGAAACCGATACAGACTCAGAAGAATTAAATGATCACGGTATATACAAAGAAATGGAGGATTTTGTCGTGCCCGATGACGATCCCGAACATCAATTCTCATTCGCTGATGAAGACGACTCACTCGACGTGCGCGACATCCATTCGGCCGTCCACGAATACAATGAGTGGGTACCGTCGACCCAAAAAGATAAACAGCTCAAACAGTACATAGATACATTCGAAGAACACGCAGCATCGAATGATGCGGATCTCGTGCTCGAGTCTGGAGGCCC